CTCTTGGGCAGATATGGTCGATGAGACCATCAAGCGCATCTTTCCAAGTGCGAGGGAGGAGGTTGGTGAAGACGAGGAGGGAGACGTTGCTGCCGAAGAAGAGACCACGGACAGCGACGACCCGTCGGAGAGCCAGGTTGAGGAATCTGGTCTCTACCGGACATACGGAACTCCCATCTTGCCTGAGGAGATCTTGTTGATGCCCAAATCCCTGGTCAGTTCAGGGAAGTCCTTGAAGTTATGACCAAGGAGATGAGCCCTCAGGATGCTTTCCTTGAGTTCTTCCCCAGTTACCGGGACAATTACTGCCCCAGGTCTGAGATGTGGGGGGAGTGGATGGTCCAATCCTCTTGCTATTACTTTGGCATTGCGGAGGGCAAACGCCGGCTCTCCGAATTGGTCAACGGTGGCAAGATGGAGAAGATGGTCTGGAAGGGTCGGGTTTGGTATCGGGTTGTCTCTTTTCCGGAGGGTGGCACCACCGTTCAGAAGATGGACGACCTGATCGAGCTCGAGCGGAAGATCCTGGTCGAAGAGTCTGTCCCAGCTTCTTCAGCCGGTGCGGAGGTGAAGGAATCGCCAGTCTTGGAACAGAAAGACTCTGAGATTGGCAAGGCCAAAACTTCCAAGTCGGTGAAGAGAAAGAACAAGAAGAAGAAGGTGCAGATTGACGCCACGGATGAGTCCGTCCCCAGAGCTTGGGACGCTTGGAAGGTTGGTCCTGGTTTCGATGGTCTTCCGCTTTCCCAACAACAGAAGACCACTTGGGCCAAGACCACTGACGAATGCAAAGCGCCCCGCCCAGAAGCCGAGTTGTCCAAGGAAACAGAGGGGCTCCTCCAGTCCTGGCTGACCAAGTACGACTACGGATCCTTGGAGGGGTTGTGGAACGTCGGTGCTAAGACCATCCTGCGTTCGAAGTTGATGGTGGAGTACAAGAAATACCTCGCGGCCGGGAATGTCAAGTTCGACTCTAAAAGACCCTCGAACTCCGCTGACTCGGTCAACAACGCAAAGGGTGAGCTCCATGCCAGACGCGTTGGCACTTGTGACGGTGCGCCCGCGAGCGTGTCGACGCGCAAGGTTCAGGGCTTGTCCGATGAGTTTTCGAGGACCCTCAAAAGTATGGACATCAAGTACAACGGCAAAGGCGTCTACGAAAGCCTTTCTGGGTATTGCCTCCCTCCCAGCGGTTTTGAAGCTGTGCGGGAGAGTTACATTTCCCAGGCGGCGCGTCAGATGCCCGGAAACTGGGACAAGATCCGTGTGCAGAAAGGATTCCTGGACCAGTTCGACCAATTTGTCGACCAGTACCCTAGAACGGAGTCCTTCACTACCAAGTCCTTCGTCGAAGCGGTCAACAGTTACCTGGATCGCGTTGACGGGACAAAGTCAGCGGGTTGGAGCAATCGCTACCGTCCAGGACCCAAGAGCGCTTGGACCAGCAAGCCGGAGGCCAGGGAGAGTCTCATCTACCTTGCCTCTTGCAGACTGGCGCTCCGGATGGCAGAGGGCGACAACACCGCTTGGTTGAGTCCACAGGACATGGTTTTGTTGGGGCTCAAGGATCCATCGGACGTCTTCACCAAGGCCGAACCCCATGACGCCAAGAAGGCCCAGGCCAGGAGGTGGCGGTTGATTTGGAATTGCTCCGTGCTTGATGCAGTCGTCCAAGAGATGGCGCACTACGCACAGAACAAGGCCGACATCGCCGCTTTCAATGAGTCTAAGCTTTTCTGCCAGGCCGTGGGTTTGGGGCATCACGATGAAGGCATTGAGCATTTGGGCCAACTTTTCGACTCTCTCAGTTGGATGGGAGGCGGCAAGGCGCTCAAGGGCTCTGATGCGTCCGGTTGGGACCTTTCAGTGTGCAGAGATGCCATTGCTTTCGACGCGGAGAGGCGAGCAATTTTGCTCAAATCTCCGTCGTCGTTGGATTGGAAAGTCCTGTACACGGAGGCGATGACGAATTCAGCCCACGTGATCGTCATCGGCAAGGTCTTGTGGGAGAGTCGATATTTCGGTGTGACCTCTTCGGGTATCCCGTCAACGTCTGCGCAAAATTCTCCCATCCGGAGCTTTACGCTCCAGGTGTGCGGAGCAGACAGCGCTGTCGCAGCGGGGGACGACGAGGTTCACACAGGAGACGTTGACCTCGCCCTTCTTGCAACCACCGGGTGTATCACCAAGGAGGGTTCCGGCTTTGAGTGTCCGCCGAATGGGCCAGTGGATTTCACGTCTCATCTTTTCTCCAAGGATCCCAAGACTGGACGTTGGACGGCCAAGTTCAGCAACCTCTTGAAGATGTTGGCAAGGGCTGACCTTTGCAGGTCCCCTGGTCAGCCACCGAAGAGAGAGGCCTTGGCGGGCATGCGCTTCATGTTGCGGAACACCCCGGAGGCGGACGAGGTCTTCTGTTCAGTTCTCGCTCGCATGGGTTGGGACGCTCCGGAGCCGGAGCCGCTGTGTTATGAGTAGACATCTACTCACCGCCCACGGTTAAGTCCCCCGTGGCTGGCGGAGAGGGGCACCAAATAATAAGATACATTTTCGACTTCTCGCCTGCTTTCGGCAGGCCGGTGTGTTGACAACGGAGGGTTTTAAGTCTTGGATCCCTCTGCTCAGATATGCCTGGGAAACCCTCACAGCTTACCAAGCAGGAAGCGGCGCGCAGGCAGGCACAGTCCCAAAAGGACAAGAGGGCTTACGCAGCTTCGTTGACCAAGGCGGCGAAGTTGCCATCCATCCGCGAGGGTCTCGGCCCTTTAAAGAAGGATGCTCTTTTCCAAGGGGCAGTGCGAGGTCAGCAGCTCGCTCCGCGAGGTCTGGGCTACTACAACGCATTCAAGAATAAGCCTGACAATGCGATCTTGTCGCAGGCAGTGGGGCCGGCGACTATGATCGAGGGGTACACCAGGGAGCTCATCCCAGGTAGGACCCCGGGTTTCCATAACGGAGGGTTAGTCTTGGATCCCTCTGCTCATCTCGACAACTCGACATTGATCGTTTTCAATGGTGGTTCCTCTGATGACAAGGTCGCCATGATCTTTCACCGAGAGACGATTGACACGGGCACCAGTGTCCACAAGAAGGTCATTTCGCTTCCTCAGTTCGAAGGACATGGTGACTTTAACAGGCTTCACCCAGACGTTCATGCCGAGCCGGTAGAGAGTCATACAGCTGGCCCAGGCGTGGAGAGCATCCCCCTTCGCGCGTCTATCAAGATTCGCAACGTTTCCGAGGCGCTCAGTCGCGGAGGCATCGTTCGTTTCCTTCGATTCAATGGATCTGTTGGTTACGAGTTGACTGCATCCAGCAAGCTGGAGTCTCTGGAGGCAGTGGAGGAGATGATTCGCTCGTCAGGGCGCACGCAGACGCTTGGAGGTGAGGAGTTGGTGCACGGACACTGCGTCAACACCTATCCAGCGGACTTCGTGCGTTCCAACACGTTCAGCGACGCAACTCCACTTGGGCGCACCATGGAGGTGCCGAGTTACTGCACTTTGTTTGTGTTGATCGACAACTTCCGTGCTTCTACGAACGGGACGAACAACTCATACGAGGTGGAGTTTAAGGTCCAGCGGGCCGCTCGGTTCCCTCCGGGCACCTTGTTGCACAGTCTCGCGAAGACGCCCGTGGTCGGCGATGTCTCACACGTGAGCAGAATGGAGGCAGACAGCAACCACGCCAAGCCGTTCGACCAAGTTGTCGACTTCGTCAAGGGCAATGCGCGGAACATCTTCGATGGTGTGACGCACGCTGCGCCACTCTTGGCCAAGGCGTACAAGAATGTCGGCGGCATGGCGGGTAAGCTTGAGGAGGGTCAGTTCTTGGCCAGCATGGCTCTTGGCTTGCTTTGATCCTTCTCCCCTTCGTTCACACATCAGGGAAGTCCTATAC